CTGCACGTACATGGCCGGGTAACCTTGCCTTTTCACCTTTAGCTTGTGCCGCCCTTTCCTGTGCTGAGTACATAGTTAGATTGTTAATACGTTTAGGAGATCCTTTCTCCCAAGAATCCAACGCACTGAACTCTTTCTTAAAGTCAAGTATTTGCTCAATTACTTTATCTTTACCGTACTCGTTTAGTGTTGAGTCAAGTATATCTTTTAAGAATCCCTGTACAATTGGCGGAGTGTCTGAACGTTTAAGGTCTAATCCCATAGCTTTTACTTTGCCTGGCTTGCCGTCTACGTCTAGCTGGTTACCTTCGTTGTCGATAACCATAAGTGCATAACGTTTCTTAGTAATAAACAATCCGTTTGATGCAACTACTTCACGTCCGCATTTAATAAGTTTACCGTACTTTGTAGGACAGTTGAATGCCCTGTGCATGTACGGTGGGAAACTCACATTACATTCGTCTGCTAAATTATCATACAGTGCAATGGCTGTGTCTCTGTCCCATTCCATGTCACCAGATGCTATTGCATCTTTGATAACAGGCCAAGCTGAGAAGTAGGCCGAGTCAGTATCTCCGTATATGATGCAACGACCGACGTGGTTGTATTCGCCAGTAAGACATTGGTTGACGTGTGCATCCATGTGTTGCGCAATGGCTCGACCTGTAAGTGTTGTGGACTGTCCTATGCGTTTGTCAAAGAAACGACAATGCTCGTTTAGGATAGCGCCGTAAAGTGAGTTAAGGTTAATCTTTTTAACAAGCTGTCTCTTGTCCCAGTACGCGATGTCATCTTCTAATCCTGCGTCAATTGCCTGCTGTAACTTAGCCTGCATCTCCTGGCGCTCTGCGTACCAACGTTTAAGTAGTCCTGGAATAATGCCAGCTGTATGTAAACTAAAGATAGTACCGTTTGCAGATACCACCCACGGTTGTCCACTGTTAAATATTAAGTCATTTGCATCCTTGGCTGACAATGTTGAGTCGCCTGCCATCTTAGCAAACGTAGACAATTCGTCCGATGTCTTTGATTCCCAATCAATAGTAACCATTACATCGTCACGTCGTTCCATAACTGCTGTGTATTCTAAGCTACCAAACAAGCCTTCCCATGCCGCGGCAAACGAACAACCTTTCTTCATCCTTACCTTGCCCTTAGCATTGGTTACTTGCTTGTCTGCCATCTTCTCTGCAATGTACTTGTCTGTTTCAATTGGACGTAACTGTCCAACAATTGTTTCTGGCGCCATGTTACATGCTTGAATGGCAGATGGGTATAGACTGTTAATGTCTACAGAACCTACCCACTTCCACAAACCTTTCTTTGGATATGCAACATACGCGCCTGCGGCCTGTGTATTTTCATCATCACGGTACCGCACTTTGTCAGGAACAACAAAGCCTTGTTCGTGTGCTTCGTTAATAATAGCTTGTTCTGTAACTGCAACCGCGCCCATTGTCTTAGGAATAAGAACGGTGTTTTCATGTGCAACTGTGCTAGCCAAGTCAATAAACTTCAGCTTCATGTCTAGCTTGTGCAATAACATTGTATCTTGAATGTTGTATTCAATAAACTTCTTAAAGTCTTGATTGTACAACTTATCCAATGACCCTTCGTACGCAATCTTAGTTTCGTTAAGCTCGTACTCGCCAATTGAATCTAAGCTGTAACTAGGCATTTCGTGGTAGGTAAAATTACGATATAATTGCATGTAGTCTAGATGAACACGACCAATTAAATCATATGTAATGTTCTCACCACCGAACCTTTCGAAGGTACGCTTCTTAGGAAGTTTGTCCCACAAGCAGAAACGTCTTGTATCGTTCTTAGATAGCACTCGTGTAATACGATTAACCATGTACGGTATATCGTAGCCCTCACTGTTCCATCCACTAAGCACGTCTGCATCTTCAATGATGTCAAGGAAGTCTTTAAGCATCTCCCTTTCATCTGTATACAGAATTACATCTTCAAAGTGCGAACAGATCTCCTTTGCTTCTTGTGGAGACATGTGCATTGGTGCGATGACTTGAGTAATCCGTGTATTAGACCAATTCAGGTACGTTGAAATTGCTGTTACTTTGTTGAAGGGGTCGGTAACTGGACTGAAGCCCTTAACTTTATCAAAGTCAACTTCAATATCGAAAAACGCTGTCTGTAGTACAGGAAACTCTGCGCCCCGGTAGTTCTTTTCAAGGCAACGTGCAATGGGTTGGAAGTCGCTTTCATACAACTTCGTACCGCCATGCATACGCTTTTCTTTATTATATTCGTGATGCGAATTAGATGTAAACTTGCTAACATTCTTGTTATAGACTGTCCTGTGCTTACCCCTAGTGTCATCGAAATAGAATGAGTACTCCGCAGGGTAATCAACAAAGATACGCTTGCCGTGTACTCGTTCTACAACATGAATCGTATCTTTATCCTTGTCGTACCGTGCGTCGACAAAACTCATTATTCAGTGCGGTCTACTGTGTTGAGGATGTTATCTAGTAACTCGAAATCGTCTGTTGCTTTGGTAAACGTAGACTTGTATGCGACTGATACTGCTTTCTTTAGTACAGATGGCTTGATGTCCATTTCTTCTGCAATTGCTTTAATTGTATCTGCAAGTCCGCCGTTTAGTGCTTCTACTTCTGATAGTACTGACATACCTTCTGTCATAAGGTGCTTCAGTTTTGCTTTTTCTTCTGGGTTAAAAATTTTGTTATCTGACATTTATAGTTCTCCTTTAATGGTGTTATTATAACGTAGTACTTAACAAAAGTCAATGCGTTAGGTAAATTTTTATTTCTAAATACTATTTTCATAAATACAGTATGAAATCATCAGAATTTATTAATGAGTCGATTAACGACAAGGGAATATTTAAAGCTGTCGTTTTTGGTGGCACACCCGGAGCAGGCAAGAGTTACGTACTGGACCAAATTTCCAACGGAGGTATAGGCGCCAGGGTCGTTAACACAGACAAGATGCTCGAGTTCCTTGGCAAACAACAAAATATCAGTTTAGGCAGTAAAGATAATCAAAGGGCGTTACTAGACCAATCTAAGAATCTTACCATTAGTCAATTTGCAAATTATATAAATGGCATGTTGCCGTTGTTTATCGACGGTACCAGTTCTAATGCGCCAAACACATTGCGCCGTGTTGGTATCCTTGAAAGCTTCGGATACGATGTAGGCTTTGTGTGGGTGGAAACAGACCTTGAAGTTGCAATAAAACGAGCTAGTCAACGTGACCGTAAAGTAGATCCAGAATTCATTAAGCACGTACATTCAATCTCAGCTGAAAACAAAGAGTACTTTGCTAGCAAATTTAGTAACTTTACAACGGTAAAGAACAACGATGGTGAACTAACAAATCAAGCTGTAAATAAAGCCTTTAACCAAGTATCCAATTTCTTTACACAGCCAGTACAAAATCCAATTGGTAAACGTAAGATTGAACACTTGCAACAAACCGGAGATGCGTACTTAGTGCCAAGCACTATTAGCCAAGCTGATTTATCAAATGTCCTTAAAGGATGGTATAGAAAAACATGAGATCAAAAGAATTTATAAAAGAAGCCAAAGGGAAAAAGATCGTACTGCTTAATAAAAAAATAATTAATCAGATTCATAGTGAGTGTGGCGACTTCCTTAGCAATGCTAAGAGTCCACTGTTCCGTGGCTTTAAGCGAGAGATAAAAGGACTACAAAAAGTTCCTATTAGAACAAACAGAGTGCCAGCTGACAGTTCATCCATTGACACCGCCGCATTTAATTATCTGTTTGAATTAAACACTGGCGTACCGTACATACGAAATATTACTGCATTTGCTACGACAGAGGCCCATGTTGCCGACCAGTACGGTCGTATACATATGATATTTCCGTTAAACGGAACTAAATATTATCGGGCCACAGGTATCGTCGATGTATACGGTGAGTTCGAATCTAATATTGGCGATTTTGAAGATACAGCGAGCGATTACATAAGGGCAATTGTAAAATCAGATGACGAAGAAGATAGGTTAATTGCTGAGTTAGAGGATATTCAGGATAATGTATACGCTACTAAGGGCAGGGTTAATAAAGCAGGACTTCATAAAATATTCGGCAAGCACATAAAACTATGGAAGATGTTCATTAAACAATTCCAGCCTATAATTAATAAGTTTTATATGTATGATGGTTTTCATCCTGAGCTTAATAAAGCAAACGAAGAAATTGGTATGTTTGGTGTACCTTTTTATTACGTATTTAATATCGAAAATATTATAGACATGGCGTCCGACCTCGACTACAAAATATATATTAACGATAAGAGGATTGACACCAATGGTGGCGATATGGACGATATGGAATTGTTCGTTCTACACGCCATAAAGAATAATCATGAAATATACGCTATTAAGCGTGAATGGGATTAACCTAGTACTTCTTCTGGGGATGGGGTTAATGGAACACCGTTCTTCTTTGCGGCTTTAGCAAACGTTGTCAAACTAACCTTTAATTTTTCAGAACCAGCAAAATCTAACTTACTTAAATTACCGATCAATTTCTGCCATGTTTGATTTACTTTGGCATGCTGTTTTTTATTCTCGGCCGCTTTACGATCTTGTTCGCCCGCGCCAGTGTCACGTGTAACACCCTTGACGCCTGCAAATGCTGGGTCTGGTTCGAACTCAAATTCGCCTGCATCGTTCATGCCTTCTTCTACTGTTTCGTCTATCTTAGTGCGTACACTCATATAAACACCAGCGGCAATATGAAATTTAATATCAACTAACGAAGTATCAACGCCGTCTTGTTCAACTTTTTGCATGAACGCGGCTTTTAATTGTCCCAAAGTACGTTCATCATTGGGATGGATATCTGCAATCGGCACATACCTATATTGTTTCTTTAGAAACTCACCTATCGGAATACTTATTCGATGCACTGTGCCGTTAGCAATACGAGCCGAGCTATATGGCTTACCGAACATTTCTGTTGCGATCTCTTTTACTTTTAATGCATTTGGGTCTGTAACTCTAGCTTCGGCTAAGTCTTCCATGCCGTCTAGTAAACTAATGACAGATTCGCATAGTTTAATTGACGCCGTAAAAGTTTTATCTTCACGTAACGGTTGCTTATATAGTTCGAATAATTTCATAGTAATATTTACCTTATCTTTTGTCTAGTTTCTTAAAACTGCTTATAATGGATTCGTGCATTTGGTAGCTTTCTGCCCATTCGTAAGCATCATCGTAACCATTGTCCTTTGCTAGTACATCAATCTGTTCCATACTCATACCCAATTCTGTCATTAAGTGATCAACTGGGTCACCGCCACCGGCGGCGATATCGCCAAACATTCCTACGGCTTGTGCTTGATGACCGCCACCTTTCTTCTTAGCTTGTACTTCGGCCCATGTTGTAGTAAGCGACTCCCCGTCTGGTTCGTCTTCGTAACCTTTATTATAATTGTCTTTCCACTGTTCTAACGATTCGTCGTCTGGTTCACTAGCATATGGCTTTTCACGGTACTTACCATCTTCCCCTTTTTCAATTTCATCCTTTTTATAAACTAAACCGGTTTCATCGTCATAGTATTCGCCGCTGTCATGAACAATGGCTTCGCCTAAGTTCATTTCTATTTCCCAACCATCACGTTGGAATTCAATAAATTTCTTTGCACGTTTAACCTTACCGTCTTGGAAGATTGCAAATCGTATGTTACCGTTTTGTGCTAGCATTGCAGTTTCGTCGCCTTTCTGTAAAATGGCTTTCTTGTATACGCTACCGCCTGCGGCTTGTAAACGCATAAGAACTTGGTTAACTGCTTCACTGTGCTCTGCTTCGTTCATGTATTTCTTAAAATCTCCTTTACCACGTCTACGCTTTTCTCGAGTAGTAAGTCTGCCAGCTAAATCATGTGGTGTGTGCCCGGACGGGTCACTGCCCATGTGATGGTGAAAGGAATCTGCACGTTCAAGACTTGTGTCATCGAGATCCTGTACTTTTCTGGATATCTTTTGTGGGTTGTTACCGGAAGACTTAGACCAACCTTGCATACCACGCTTAATATTCTTTACACCTTTCTTAACTGCTTTACCAATACCAACTTCGTTCACACTTTCTGTAGGTCGTACTTGACGTCTACGGTCCATTACACCTTTATTAGACTGTTTAGTAAACTTGTTAAGACCAGTCAATGCTCTACGCACGGCTCTCATGTTCTGTAAATAGTCAAATGAGTCCTTAGATGATTTTGTCTTGACAATAGCCTTACGCAACATGTCAACACGTCGAGCAGAAGCTTTTGTAGTAGCAGGATGTTTTGATTTAAATTTTGCTAGTAATTCGTTTACCCATGCGTCAATAGTGGCATCGTCCATCTTAGCAACAAAGGCTTCGTACTCATCAAGGATGCGTTGCTCTGCGCGTTTGTCACCAATTACAGGTAAATTATCTAATACTTTGCCAGTAGCATTCCATAAAAAGTTAACCACGTCTTGTAAGATGCCTTCGTCTAATTGTTCTTCGTTAATGCCTTCCATCTTCTGTGCATGTTCTTTTTCTAGCTTATTAACTCTACTTTGTAGATCCATAATTTCTTCTTCCTGGTCAACGTTTGTGTGTTCTTCATGATCGATTTCAACGTCCTGACTGGAGTTGTGATGATCCAAGCTATTAAGCTCGTTGTCTTGTACATCCTGTTCATCGCCCATCATGCTAACAAGTGCGCTCAAATCATCGTCGGCTCTACCAGCATAATTGATTCTTGCTTTCTTAAGCATCTGCGATACTTTAGGGTCTTTAGATTTAATGTCGCCTTCGTCTTCTGCTAAGCCTTCTGCAACATTTATAGGACCAAATGTTCCGTTGCTTGAAAGAACTTTGTGGAATTCTGTTTGGCTCAATTCTTTTACGGTGTCGGTTGCTCTGACTGTATTATCGTTTCTTCTTAATGCAGGACGCTTACGTGCGCCAATTCGCTTATTATGAAAATGCTCTATTACTGCATCAATGTTACTGTTAGCTAGTTGGACTGCTTCGTCGGATGAACTTGCGGCAACTACAATACTATCTATACCAGTTTCGTAGTACTTACCGCCCCAAAAGTTACCAATGCATCTAACCATATATAAATGTTGGTTGCCATCGCCTTCGTCTTCTGCGATTGCGTCAACCGGTTTAACTACGTAACCCATTTTGTAATAACCTTTTTCGCCTGGTGTTAATTGTTTACGCATTCGTCTGGCATGCGCCTGTGCGTCTGGTTTATTATCAAATGTTTTGTACGGTTTCGGACTTGCTCTACCGATGCTACCACCTGTTGGGTATACGCCGAACTGTTGTCCTTCTGCGTCACCTTCTTTAACCTTGCGTGGCTCCATTATTGCTTTAAGGTAATCATCGTTCCACGCAAACCAAACCTTATTATCAGCTGTAATCTTAGCTCTGTTGTTTCTCCAATCATCGCCACCTTGTGCAAAATCAACTTCCATGCCTACTGGAAGTCTAACTGCTTGACCGCGGTCGTATGTTGCGTTTGGATATACTATTAATTCTTTTTGTAATGTCTTTACTGGGCGTGTATACCCTGCTTCGTTTACTGTAGTGCCTAACTTCTCACCAATGTCGAAATGAATTCTATGTAACTTGTCTGCGTTTTGTGCAACGAACTGTTTAACTTGTTTGAAACGTTTTTGAATTTGTTGTAGTGTTACATTCTTTGCACTCTTCTTACGGAACTTTTCCGAACCGTATACAAGGTGCGAACCTTCTGGAGGAGCAACATGCATATATGTACGCCACTCTTTCCAATCACCATTTTCGTCAAGTAATGCCGCGTAGTTGAAAGGGTCGTTGTCCATTATACCACTGGATACTTCTGACTTATCTTTTACAAGATGAAACGAAAATGTTGTGCCGCCGCCAAATGCTTTACGTACATTTACGGAACTATTAGGGAACTCTGCCATCCACGCATCGCGTACTTGTTCTGCTGTTACTGCTGTAGCTTCGTCTTCATCCAATGTTACTTGAACTGGCTGGCCACTCCATATTGCTTCCATGTGGTCGATAATGTCATGATAGGCTTTGGAGCCATCAATTCGTTCTGCATTAGGAAGTAATGTATACATCAACGTGCGAATTGGTTCTGGGCTATCAGCCATCTTACTTTGTACATTGTTTTCGTTGCGTTCTACTTTGGCAAGAAGGTCTGCCGCAATCTCTGCTGGCGTATTTCCAGCTTCATCTAGGTCGTCTTTGCCTTGCCATTTGTTTAATGCTTTTTTATTCTTGTGCTTGTGCGGTTGGTATTTGTGCCCGTGCTTGATCTTTGTTGTGCGTATTTGTCCTGGCTGGGGTCCTTCGGTAACGTCTTGGAATTGTTTAAGTGCTTCCTTAGCCGCTTGTACCTTAGCTTTGTCTACTTTACCAGTTAAGTGAACTACGACTTTGCCGTCTTTGCCACGTTTAACTATAAAGTCGAAACCATGCATAAGTCCGGCCGCTTCAACTGCGTCACGTACATCTGTTTCGTTCTGTTGCTTCTGACGTCCACCTTGCTGTTGGTCAACCCAACCTCGTCCTAACGCATCTACATTAGTCTTAATGTTTATGCCTCGCGGTGCGCGTGGCTTTCCGGATTTCATTTCATCAACTGGCTTGTTGAACATTTCAAATAGTTTCATTATTATTTCTCGTATATTGCTATAATTTTGCGTAGTTCTTCTTCTAAATCAATTCTGCGATCGGCTCTTGCATCCTGTATTAACAATTTAATGTCTTCAATCATCTCATCGCCCCAACCTGTATCTTCTTCTTCGGCAAGATTAAACTTACCGTTGTCACCTTTAGATAATGCTCTTGAAGTTTTCTCATCGTGTAATTCTTTCTTGAAACGCAATGTCATGTCGTCTTCTGTTTCGTCCATAGAACGGAAAACGTCTTTAAATGATTGCTTCTTATGCACATCCGAACCTGTTGTCCTTTTTGCTATAGTGTCTTCGTTTGTGTCTTTTATGTTGCCTTCGTCGTCTAACTGACGCCATTTAGCATACTCTTCAATTGTTAGTGGTTGACCGTATTCTTCTGCACTTGCTTCCCATGCCATGATATCAAGCATATCATCTTCTGGGAATTTCTCTTGTATTGCGGTTGCAAGGTCTGGATTATTTGAACCAATGCCTGGCTTGTCCATCCAACTTTCGTTAACTGTTGTGTTCTTAAGCTGACCTTTGTATGTCTGGCCTTCTGCATTTCTAATATAAACATCAGAGCCATCTACTTTAGTAACTTCGCCTTCAATACC